TTTGTAGAACCTCAACTTTTTTACTATTGGTTCTTTGCTTTGATACTAAATTCAGAACCTCAAAGGTAAAAGGATTTGCTGGCAAATCAATACTTACCGCTGGGGTTGTTTTTGCTTTTGTTTTTGTCGCTGTCATAATTGTTTAATATGTAATTATAATCTTAATGATATTTAGAGTTTATTCTTCTTCATCATCATCCTCATCATCAATACCATCAAAGTATCCTGGTTCAAATCTTACGGAAACGATTTCTTCGTCAATAAGATCTCCGTCCTTATTATAAAACTCTGGATGATAGGCAATTTGCTTTGGTCCTTCCTGATGAGTCATCATATATTCTCTGCCGACCCAACCCAACATGAGACCCATTATAAAAAATAGTACGGTTAAGAATGAACCTATAACTAAACTAGTTGCCAACATTTTTTTTCTCCTGGGAAACTACTCGACTTTCCTTGACTTTATCGAAAATTCAAGATAGATGGTTATTTCTCGTTTGAAACAGGAAATCATCTTCTCAAATATAAGATGAAAAAGTTTAGGTTGTTTTCTTTTTCCTCCAGTAAGTATAAGTTCTACACCACGGTTCGGTGTTATATCATTATTTATGTCTGACATTATACCATTTGTTGTTCCTTCAGAAACTTAACGGTGTCAGTGCAACCGCCCAATCTCTTGTCGTCACAAATAACCTGTGGAAATGTAGAACCTTCACCAAACTCGGCATAGAACTCTTCTCTGGTGAAGTCCTTGTTAAGATTATACACCACGAAGTTATTATTTGTCAACTCCAAAACAGTTTTAATCTTGTAGCAATATGGACAATCATCCTTTGAATATACGGTAAAGTTCATATTTGTGTTATGTAAAAAAGTATTTAACTATGTTTGCAATTTTAACTCATTTAAATTTTTATTTTGCCCCTTTGTCTCCCACCAATTCATAATTTCGTCACGAGATTTTACATTTAACCAATTATCATCCCTCCCACTCCAAGTAGACTTAAAAGAAACATTTTCAACAAATAATGGAAAAGTATAAATTCCTCCTTCAAAAGAAGAATAAACTATATTTTCCACATGAGGAAAAAGAAACCAATAAGAATTCCTCTCTTTTTCCCTAAGTTCTTTATCAGTTCCTTTATATTCTAAATGAATAAAATCTTCTGTATAGTAATTTTTTATTAAATTTTCTGCATGTTTTCTACTGATTAGATAAGCACAAGCAGACCAATCACACCAACATCTGTTTCTCAATTTAACTTCTGGATTAAAGAAGCAAAACATATCTTCCCGGATTAAACATAATTGAATGAGATTCCAGTCTTGTGGCAAAGAATTGAAAAAATCTTGCCAGGTAAAATTCCAATATTTTACGCTATCAAAAGAAAAGTCATCTTCGCAAATGAATGTATATTCTTCATCTGTACTTTCATACCATTCTCTAATTGCTTTTAGATGTGATGTAACTACACCTTTACCAGTATCATTGATTAAAGGTCCTTCAATAATTTTATGATCTTCATCACTATATCTTTTGTAAATATGAGGTGTTACATCAGAAATTTTATATTGTTCAAACATTTCATAAAGAATATTTCTTCTATCTTGAGATTCCTCAATACTTATAAAATTTACTGATGGAAAGTTTTTTAATTTTTCACTCATAGTAATCTCATTAGGGACTTGAAAAATCCAGCAATTATACTTTGCCTCGAATTCAGAAAATTCTTCATTTACTGCCTGCTTAACTCCTGGATAATAATCAAAGTCATCGATATAATAATCATGCCCGGCAAGTATTCCACCAGGTTTAATTTTAGGTAACCAAGCAATAATATCTGCTTTTACATCTTCATATTCATGAGAAGCATCTATAAAGACAAAATCCAATGAATGATCACCGAATCTAGATACTGCATCTAATGATTTCATTTTTAATGGCGTGTAATAAGATTCAACTGGTTTCATATTACTCAAGAATATATCATAGAGTCTAGATAACTCTTCCATTCCTTTGTTCTCAATACTTCCTTCCCAAGTATCTACACAGTAAAAATCAATTTCTTTACATGAATTTGCAATTTCTACTGCCATATATGCAGAAGATTTTCCCTTCCATGAACCAACTTCCACGAATTTACTACCAGAAGGAAATTTTTCAACCATAGACTTGTATAAATCTGGATAAGAAAACCACTCTTCTCCAAATTCTGGGTTTTGACATATATGATTAATCGTATTGCAAGGAGTTAATACTTTTAGATTAAAATCATCTAAATTTTTATCTCGACCTTTTATTTTCCACCAATATTTTACATAATTGGAAGAATCAATTTGAGACCCTTTGTGAGTTTGTTGAATAAAATGCTGATAAAAAGTTGATACAAAGTTTATATTTTCATAAAATAAAGGAATTGTATATGCATCTACATTTGCTAATGAAAATAAACAATACTCTATACAAGGAATTACATCATAATCTTTGATTTTTAGATAATATTTATTTTCTTGATAAAAATATTCAATTAATTCTTTAGCATAATTTCTTCTGATTAAATATGATCCGGCAGACCAATTCCACCATTCCCGCTGATTCAATTTCATATCATTATCTTCAATCCCATGTTCCTTAATTAAAGATAATTGAATTGTTTTCCAATTTTTTGGTAGGGCACTTGCAAAATCTTGCCAAGTAAAATTCCAATCATCTGCGGATTGTATTGCCATATCATCTTCAAAGAAGATTGCATACTCAGAATCTGAACTATTATACCACTCTTCAATTGCTTTTAAATGTGAAATTGCTGCGGCAATTCCACCAGAGTCCATTTGATGAAAATGAACCCCATCAACAGTATCATTTTCTATACAATAATTAATTTTCCTACCATCATATGCTTCAATCATTTTTACATTTTCAATTCCATTTAAAAGAAATTGATTTTCAAATGATTGCTGCCTATCAATATAATCACTTAAAGAAATATAATAAACTGGTGGAAAATTAGTTAATTTATCTTTCATTATCAATCCTCCGTATCGAAGAAAAACATTTGCCATAATCTTGCATTTTCCTTCACAGTACCAAAATATTGAGAAGCACTATGAATAGCACTGGCATCAAATATCACAAGACGATTATAAACATTTCCAAGAACATCCACGGGTTCCCAAGGAGTTCCATCTAAATGACATTCTCCGGGAATATTTTTCCAGGCAGCATCCCAACCTTCTTCAAAATAAGTTCGTGCTCTAGTTTGCTTATGGGCATATAATGTAGTTCCGCACTGATAAGGTGCATTAGGAGTAAGATATAACATACCACCCCACTTTTGACTATCACAGTGATAAACCAGTGGTTCTCCAGACCAAGCAATTTGAAACCTTCCGTTCATTCCATGTTCCTGCCAAGCAGATATTTTCCTTCCCATAATTTCTTCAAATTTTTCTTTGAGATTTGGAAATAAAAATTGCTGTTCTGTGCGTCTTCCAATAAAACCTCTACCAAATCCACCCTCGGCAAATTCTTGTTCTAATGCAAACTTACGAATCTCATCGGGATTATCATAAAAATTATCTACAATCCATGATGTATTTTTTCTATTTGTCATAAAACTAAACTTAGATGTGGATCCATATGAAAAATAAATCATAAACTGCCCAAGAGCCGTAGATTTCCACCAATCTCTAAAATCATACAGGTATTGATCATTAAAAATATCTTTAGTTACATCTTTACCATTCCTCTCATATACATGAAGATCTGAACAATCATTCAAATACAAATTACGAAATTTAATAAATCGTTCTACGGCATTTTGATGGTCATTGATATGCCATTCGCCGGCAAAATTTGTAACATTATTTCGAATGAATTCATAATTATCCTTCGTAAAGATTGAATACTCCCCACCCTCACAATCGAATTTTAAGAAATCAATTTTAGAAATATTATATTCTTTAATAATTTGTTCAAATGTAGTTGTAGAATATGAATTTCCTTCGTGGTCGTATATATAAACTCCATTTTCGGGTATTGATTTTATTTCTTCTTTATCCGAAATTGCTTTATTAATGAAAGTTACTGGACCGTGTGAAACATTTTTTCGTAAAAAATTTATAACAGTATTAGATGGTTCAATACAATAAACTTCTTTGGGTTTTTTATCTAAAATTGAATAAGTAAATGATCCATAATTTGCTCCAACATCAAACACGATGTCATTAGGTTTTACCTCTTGATGTTTTTCATATGTTCTATGAACAAAATTTTCATTCGTAAATAATTGTACATATTCTTCATTAAGATTTCCCCAATCAAATTCTGGAGCAGTTGGAGAATTAGAAATAACTTCACTCTCTTTTTTTTCAATTTCTCCCGAAGTCAATTTTTCCCTCACATAAATTTCATTATATCCAAGTTGAGAATGTTTTATATAATTTCTATCCTTCATAAAAGGTTCATAATTTAAATTATTTTGAAAATTTTCCAATACAATTACCTTCGGAAGGTATTTTTCTTGGTCAAATCCCATCATAACTTCAAGTTCCCAACCCTCAGTATCTATTGATAATATATCAATACTACTTACGTCTATTTTATCCAATAAGGTATTCAGTTTAATTGTCTGTACTTCAATAACTTCTTGAGTATTATGTTCCGGAACATTATCATACTTTATTCCTAGTGAAGAAAAACTCACCCCATCATTTTCTTGAGAGTACCAATGATCGTTATTGTAATTGATAGTAAAAGTTGTTTCTTTCTCTTCATTAGAACAAGCATACTGATACACTTCACTATTATTATCTCTATGCTGTTTTACAAACTTTGGATTAGGTTCAACGGCAATTGTTCTCCATCCATAATTTCTAAAATGTTTCGAGTTGCTTATAAATTCTTGAGGTCCTGCACCAACTTCAACCATTACTCCCTTATAACCTAAGTCTGGGAAAAAATTTCCACGCAGATATTCGTCAGTTCCAAATTCGGAATAAAATTTATTACAAAAAATATAGTCTTCTGCATTTTTTGTATTTTCATTTTTATCTTTCATAATATTAATAATTTTCTCATCCACTAAATCAGGATGAACCCACCAATCTTCAAATGACGAAATTCCATCTGGAGATATATCATTAACAACTAAAACATATCCTTTACTTTTTAAGAAATCTCTAGATTTTTGACGATATAATCTAGTCACATCGATATAATAATCGTGTTCATAAGTTATGACTGCAAATTTATACTTATCGAATGGTATTTTTAACATACATTCATAAGTATTTCTTGCTGGTTCTATGTCCAGTTGAAGATAATCAATTGTGGTTTTTTGAAAATTTTCATTTAAGAGTTTTTCATAATTTACATCCAAAGCATTCTGATTTAATACTTTAGTTTTTGGTCTTTCTTTCGTATATTCTTTTACGAAAGTTTCATCTAATTCAATTGAAACGCCTCTCCAATTAAATTTCTCTTCCAAAAGAGCGGTATTGTTTCTATCAAAAGGTTTTGCTCCTCCTATTTCAAGAAAAGTTCCATTATGTTTTCCATCTAATGCAGAAAGAACAAATATATCTTGAAGAACTTGTGAGTAATTTTTTTCTATTGTATCAGAATTACTAAACTTAAATCTCAATTGATCGAATTTTGACTTGTCATAATATACTGCGGATTGGGAATTTGGTCCAAGACCCAGATACATAATTTTATCTTCAACCAAGAACCGATATTCAGAATTCATATCGTTCCAATATTCATCTACAAGAGAATAAAATAAATCTCTTGATTCTTTCATCTTACCCCACCACCAAGAAGAAATTGCTTTCTGATATACTAGAAGATATTTTCCTTCATAGTCTGGAATATTAATTGGTTCAATTTCTTTATCATAACAATTTAAACCAAGGACAGAATAAGTATGAACTTGATCCCATTCTTGTTTTTTTTCGTGCATTAAACACAAGAAATAATATGCTTCTGGTCTTTCTGGTAGGATAGACAAGGCACTATGAATTAATGATTTTTCCGTCACCTCTCTTGTTGATTGTTTTCTACAAGAAATTGATGCCCGAAGAAGTGATGTATAGGCAAGGAGTTTATCTTCTGCTCTTTCCGCTGCCCTCAAATAATAAGTATGTGCAGATGCATTATGTCCCTGATTGTCATACCATTCGGCAAGGTTATAATTTTTTTCAGGATTTTCCGTATCAGTCGCAAATAATACTAATTCATTCATTGATAAAGTCCTCCAAAAAAGATTCAGAAATTTTTAACACATAGGCGGCATTATCTACCGCACCAAAAGTAATCAAATAACTATCATTATATTTTGCTAAACCACAACAAAATTCTACTTTCATATTTAAGAATGAAAATAATTTAGAAAATTTTTGATACTTAAACTCACTATCCCAATAAACAAATCTATGTCTATATGTACCGTTCTTTCTTCCTAATTCAGAACTATACAATTGTGTTTCGTGAATGATGGTTAAATATCCATTCTTATATTTAATGACTTGAGACCCACCTCTCATATCATTAAATCCTGGAGTATACTGATTAGTTTCAAATACCTGAGTTTCTTCACCATTTGGATTGAACTTCATAATACAAGTAGGATTAGTCCATTTGATCAGATGAAAAGGTTTGTCCTCTATAGGAGTACAATTCTTCATACAATACTCATTATCCGGAGGTGGTCCAGGAATTCTAAATCTTGATACTTCTATAACTTTATCATCATTAAATTCAATTTCTGAAATTTCCATTCTTCCAGTTCCAATCGTATCTAAATCTCTCCTTACTCCGCAAAGATATATCTTATCGTTCCACTGTACTAGACGACCATCTTCCAATCCAACAAATTCCCATTGGGGTTCATATGTATCAAATCTTGAAGTATCAATTTTAGAATAATATGAAATATTTAAATCTTCATCCAATTGTGCAATATAATTCCAAGTACGAAGATGCATATCATTTTCTGGATGAATATACACCATAGGTCCCCATATGTGCTCAAACCTATCTAACTCCGAATGATATAAAGTATAATTTATATTTCGGATGTTAACTATAATACTTCCATCCACAACCAAAATTGATGGATTAGTTAGAGAAGGACCTATAAAATCCTCTGGAGGAATCATTAATGGTTTAATAATTCCACCATTGTCCAATGCAAGTTTTACAAAATTCATATGATCACCTGCCATAAATTAATTATAACGATTTAGATTGTTTATTAGTACTATTATAGACAAAAAATCAATTTTTATACTTGATAGATTTTTATTTCTTTGTAATATGAATTTGTCTGCTCGTTTATCTCTCTTTTGATTCTTGCTCGCTCATCATTATTAATATAAACACTGCGAGCAAGTTCTATAAATTCATCATCAAACTCTTGATCTTTTTCTTTTTGACGAATTTTATCTTCAATCTTCCATAAAGTTTCATTAACTTTCTTAAGTTTTATTTCATACTCTAAGAGATACTGAGTCAAAGTAGATTTAATTTGATTAAGTTCTTCTAGTTCCTTGCGAACATACTCATTGTCTGATAAAAACGATTTAATTTGAAGAATTGTAATCTTATCAATTAGTTCTCCAGCAGAAACTGGGACATTAATTCTCATATAGGATCATGCAAAATTATTTTTAATGTGATTAAAGACCATTTCGTTTTTACAAATTACACCAAGACCATAACAATGAGTAAAGGTAAACTTAGGCATTTCAAGTTCGTCAAAAAACTTTTTGACACCGTATTCATTTCCATTCAAATTTTCTATACAAGTATCATGAAGTAGAATTACTCCATCATCACTTAAAAACTCAATCCAAGTTTCAAAATCTTCCTTGATGTCTTCATATTTGTGACTTCCATCAATATGAAGAATATCAATTTTTTTATCCCAAGTTTTTGCCACTTCACTAAATTGACCCTCAATAAAGGTTAAATTATCTTTTAAATGAAGTTTTTCCTTCTTCATTTCTACAAAATTATACTTCATGCGAGTATCATCAGTTCCCACATACTCATCCCCAACAAAATTGTCAATACCATAAACATGACCAATTCTGGGCATAGCAAAACAGAATGTAGAATATCCCCAATCAACTCCCAAATCTACAACTACTTTAGGGTTTAAAAATCGAACTAACCTTTCGGCAAATTCACGATGACCAACCCAATTTGTTGAAGGAATATCATCAATATTATTGAGAAATAGTCTATCAATAGCATCTGTTCTTTCCTTTACCCGTAGAGTCTCATCAGCAAAAGCAGTTGCAAAGACAACAATGTTTGGATTTCTTGTGATATTTCCTATGTGGAACAACTGAATAAATGCCCGCCCAAGTGCATCTCCACCAGTATTCATTGCCTCACTTACGGCATGAAAAGCATAATTTGCCGCTGTTGAAATGTTTTTACCAGAAACCAACATTACGCTGCACATAATAAACACATCAATTCTTGCATGATCAAAATAGGCTTTAGAAATATTAAGATATTCTTGACCAAGTTCAAGTGCCTTTTGAGCATTTTTAACATCAAAATAATGTTTAAAAATGAACCAGAGATAATAAGTACTTTTTGGATCAATATTATATTCTCTTTCACAGATAGAAAGATAAAATAATTGCTTGTCTATAGTGTTCTGAACATTTTTCGTAATCTTAATTGTTGTATCTACAGTTGACTCATTTAAGTGATCTTCTGTAGGAAGAAACATTGGTGTTTCATGAATTGCGTTCACCCAAACATAATTTTTGGTTCTATGAAAACGAATATGATTAGTATTTGATAGCGTAGGTTCTTCATCATCCACTTTATCATAACGTTCATTCTTAAATGCCGTAAATTCTCCAGAAATTACTTCAAGACCTTCTGGAAAAAACTCATCAACATCCTCATTAAAATCAAGCGAAAATGCCCAATCAGTTGTGATATGAGAAAGTGCTTGATTTCTTGCTACTGAAAAGTCAAACTCCTCTCTAGTTTGAGGATGTTCATAAACCTCAATACCTGCCTCCTTAAGTAGTTCTACTGTTTTGTCTGTACTTCCAGTATCAACCACAACCGTGTGAGAAAACTTTTTTGAATTTTTTACAAATCTTTCAACATTGTTTTCTTCATTTTTACAAATAGAATAAAGTGTGATGTCCATTGTTTTAATTTCTCCTATATTTTTTCCCAAGCATCATCATAAAGATGCAAAGAAGTTGACTTTTTATAACCAAGATTTTCAAAAATTTTTTCTATTCTTTCTTTTTTATCACCCAAATGTAAATTTTCATATTCAATTCTTTGAATATTATAATTTTTCCATTCCGTGGTTAACAAAATTTCAGAATCAATTCCCTCAATGTCCAATAATAACCAATCTAAGGTTTTAATCTGATGCTTTTTAAATAGATCAGATAATGTCATACAGGGAACTTCAAAATAATTAATTCCTTCACTTGAATAGTATACCTCAATATGCGATTTAATGCAAGATGCAACATGATACATTGGACCATCATTTTTATGATAATAAAGTTTTAAAGTATCTTCTTGATAAGATGGAACTTTTATCGCAACATTTTCAATAATTACATTTTCATATTGGGAATAACAGTTTTTTAAATTACCAATATGAATTGGGTTTGCCTCTACAAAAAGTCCATACTCTAATTGATTATAATTTTCTTTAAGGTACTTAGATAAATCATCATCACCTTTATTAGAACCAATTTGCATTACTTTCATAGATATTTTTTCCAATCAATACATGGTGATAATAAATCGGCATGACAATGAGTAGAATAACCGGGTAAGCAAGAAATTAAATAATTTCCCTTTTGATTAAGATCTAGAAACTTTAAATGATCTTGTGTCGGTTCAGTATTCGTCGAATACTTCTGATGTATATATAAGTCTTTAATAAGTGTCTTATACTTAGTAGCAAAAGTATTCGTAGTTGATGGAACTGGTTTCCAATGAGAATTTTCGGTGATCAAAATTTTACTCATTAAATCGTTATACATTTCTTGATACTTATCACCATGATCATATAGAGTTACATACGAAACTGGAAGTGTAAATCCTTCCAATAAAATCTTACCCCAACCCGGACGATGAACATAATCATCTTCTAAAAAATATATGATGTCCTCTGCTGAGTGATTTTTAGTTTGTATATACTTTAATGTTTCTATAAAACTTTTTGCTTCTCCACCACAATTGGTGATATGAGTATTCTTTTCTTTTGCTAGAAAAGTATCTTCAATCTTTCCATAATGTTCATCATAGATGATTGTATATCTTGTGGTTTCTGGATTGAGTGTATTCTTAAAATTTTGAAAAACCTTTTCCTTATTCCACCAACTTGGTCTTTCTTTTCCGGGTCCTTCCTGTATCTTAGAATAATAACAGTGTCTCAAGTAAACGTGAATCATATGTCAAATTTAGAGTAAAGATTTACATTTTCCTCTCCTATTATATCAATAGGATTTTGTGATATTTTAGATAAACTCGGACGAATATCATGAAGACCTCTTAACCCCCACTCATCATCCTTTTTCTCTCCACAAGTATTTTTAATATCATTAAAAATATTTACGGCAGCAGGAACTTCTAAAAATTCATAAACCTTATTTAGTTCTTCTTCTGGATTAGATACAAGGTTATTATATTCAACTAAATGAACCCAGTCTGGATATTTGTTGAGACCATAAATCATACTCTCATAAGAAGGAGAAACATAATATCTCCAAATATATTCGGCACGATTGTTATTTGTGATTGGAAGATTATCTTTTCTTAGGTGATTATCAATAAAATTATCTTGATGACCTGTCCTTTCTATAAGAGAGATGTAAGATGTAAGAACTTCTGGAATAGAACGATAAGTTGCCACAATCTTTGGTTTGTTGGATAAGAACATTTGAACTGTATCAAGGTTCTTTCCCCAAAACCGATGCTTATCTAAGACTATTGATTTTGGAATATGATTATAAAAATTTGCAAGAACTGAAGAATACACATTATATGAAATTTGTTTTCTATCAAAGGTAAATTGAATATCAAGTTTATTAAATGATTGCTCAATATCGGTCACTACATCACCCAATGGAGAAGTAGGAGATACATAAATGTCTGGATGTTGATTTAAAAGTGATCCAAGTAATGTAGAACCACTTCTTGGAAGTCCCCCAAGAAAGTAAAGTGTTTTCATAGTTTATTGATTTTTATTATTTATTATATCACAGGATCGTCGTAGATGACTGCTGCCGTATGAGAACCTCCAGAACTCACTTGTTTCCAGTTGGATCCTCCAGCAAAGGTAGTGACTGGAGTGGATATGTTGGTTGCATTATTATCTCCAAGTTGTGCAGAAGTTCCAAGACCCCAGGTCCATAGGGTTCCATCGGTCTTGACTGCTGCT